AGAGTAGAACCTAGCATAGTTATAATTTCAAATGGGAACATCAAACGCTTCCTCCATAAGTTCTTCGTAAAGTTTTCTAAAGTTTTCTAATTCCATAAAGCCTAGCCCTTGTCCAATCTGGTGCATTCTATAAATGTTATAGGCTATGCCTAATTGTTTCTCTGTGTAAAGTAACATATTATTCAGGGCTTTTCCAAAATTTATTAGTTCTATCAATTGTTGCTTGATTATATTCAGGAACCTTTGAAGATAATGTATGGTGCTGATATAAGTATGCATTCTTACCAGCTTGTTCATCACCTAAAAAATAAGGAACTAAATGTTTGTCACTTCCTGTTTTTTCAAACATATCTCCATAAAATAACAACTGTTGAGCTTCATCGTTTAATTTACTTGTATCTTTGCTTTCTCGTATACCATCAAATAAATTTTTATCTTTTGGTTCCATTCTTCTTAATGTTCGATTAATTGCTGGGTCTACACTATCTCTTAAAAATTGATATTTACCTGTTGCAGAACTGTTTAATTTATTAAAACCTAACTCTATGTTGTTGTTATCACTTTCAATTTTTCTTACATTGGCTGCTAATCTTTGTGCAGAGTCTTTAAATTGTTCAAAAGATACATCTGACATTTCAGGATATTGTGTTTTAAATCTATCATAGTGTTTAGCAAGAAAATTATTTACCCTTTGTGTATCTTCAGGACTAGGTTCTTGCCTTTCTGTTTTTAATTTATTCACAGTATTAGCAGCAATTTCAGATGCTTTTTCAATACTATCTTTTATTGTTCCAAAAATAGTACCATCTTTAAAACCTAACCTATCCATTTGTTCGTTAGTAGAAACTTCACCATCTCTAGCTTCATCATCTATTTTTTTTAGTAATGTTGCTGCAGCCGGTATAGCTATACCATATTTCTTTGAGATATTAATAATACGTGCATCAAAGACTACATAGTTTTTAGTTTTTTTACCAGCTTTTTTTCTACTAAAGCCATCATTATATGTAATTCCTAAAACACCTTCGTCTTTTAATATGTCTTCTACAAAGATTTGATTAGGGTTTACAACTTTTGGTACTTCTGATCTAGAAGCAACTTTTTGTATAGAAATATTATTTACAATTTTATTATAAGCAGTTATAAATTCATCTCCTGTTATATCTTGTAACGCAACGTTTGCATCTGATAACAGTTGTGCTCTTTCCATAGCCATTGAATCTCTTGTAAAACTAGGATATCTTGAAAAACGATTGACAAATTGTTCTAATTGTTCTGTTGTTAATCTTTCTAAAGCTATTTCTGCTGCAGTTATTATTCCACTAGATTGACTTTGCATTTTTTTATCCCAGTTTAATAAATGTTTTTTAGTTGTTTTAATATTTACATCATATAATGAACCTTCTTTGTCACTAATTTTTGTATTTTTAAATACATCTATTTCTTTATCTTTGTCAATAGCTTTTAAAAGGAAGGCTTGTCTTTCTTTATTATTCCCAGCTTTCTTAGCTTTTTCAGCTTTATTTAAAAAATTTTGATATTCTAAATTAAGTTTTTCTAACCCTTTAATTTTGCTAACATTTGTCCTATAAGTTTTTGCTATGTCTTTGCTTTCTGCAAAGTATAGTCCTTTACCGTATGCCATCACACCTTCACCAGACTTTAAAAAATCTGTAGTAAACTCATCAAAGTCATGAGCTGTGCCGTGATGAGCTGGTAAGCCTTTAAAGTTTTTATCTTCTAATAATTTTTTCTGACTATATTTTAATGGTAGTGTATCTAGTTCTACTCTTGATAATGTTTTTGGTTTACTAATGTTTTCAACAATTTCTTTACTAACAAGTTTACCCAGTCCTCCAAAGGCAAAACCCAGTCTGTCCATTTGTTCTTGATAAGGTTCACCAGTATAAGGATTAATTCTATCAGCAGGGTCTTCTTTAGTATAGGGCACTGTGTCTTCACCCTCTACTAAACCGCCTACTGAATAATTACTTCTATAAAAGTCAGTATAGTTACGTGTATACTTTCTATCTTTAGGTCTATCTTTTATACCTAGAGCATACGCAGCTTCTTTATCTATTTCTTTTGCAAAGATATTTAAATCATCATAAGGATTAGCACCAATATATTTATTCATTATACCTTTAGTTCCTATGAATGGAGTTTTACCTGCTGCTGTTTCAACCAATCCTTTTCGTCCTAGAAGTAAACCAAGAGTATCAGTTACTGTAGGTCCTCCTAAACTTAAGACTGAAACTGCAGGATTTTTTGTATACTGAATAGAATTTTTAAAACGTAACCCATATTCAAGTGGACCAAACAATCCAACTCTTTGAAAAGCTTTTATAAAATCTTCATCTTTAAAACCGTCTTCTACTATTCGATCTCTGTTATCTTCATTAGACCTCCAGTAGTTTGTGCCTAATGCTAAACTTGTAGCCATTAACCCAAAAGCTCCTAGCTTTGCTCCATTAACGGTAGGATTATTAACTGCTGATCGAATATAATTTTTTAAGACTGTATTACTAAACACGGTTGGATATCTTAAAAACTGTGTTAAAATATCTACTTTTGGATTTGTCATAAAGATAGGTATTCTTGCTCTGTCTCTGCCTACAGGCATAATAACTTCATTTACAAATCTACCTGCTCCCTGAAGAACTGACTTATAAAAATCATCTTCGTATTTAAGCTGACCTGTTAAAACACCATCTTTTCTTTCAGCTCCAAACCCTGTCTTAGCTCCACTATTTAACCATCTAAGTCCATCGTCTATGTCTATTCCTAGATCAAACACTTCACTTTTTAATAGTTGAATATTACGTACTTCTTTTCTACTTAATTCTTTGGTTGCTGTCTCATTAAATATATCAACACCTTCTTTAGAAAGCTTATTTAATTTTTCTAAGTTTTCTTTTATTAAGTTTTTTGCAATATTAAACGAAGCTAACTGTACAGATTTTGTCCAAGGAGTAAGTAAGTTAATTCTAAAAAATCCTCTTGCTTGTTTTTTTAACCATTCATTTTGTAGTCCTTCACCAGTTAAACGATTGGTAGATTCTGCTAACGATTCATCCATTGCCATAAATACTTGATTCATTTCTTTTTGTATTTGTGAATCTGGCATGTCATATTTCTTTCTTAACAGAATAGGAATATCTTGTACAAAAATTTTATGTCCTTCTTTTACTCCACTTAATGCATCTTGAATTGGTTTAGTAACAGAACCACTAGTCTTTGTTAATGGAATCATTGCTTCTGTTAATGATGATACTGTAGCTAACGGTAGATATGCTAATGAGTTAGCAAGTTTCATTGTATCATATGCACCTTGTATTCTTTGGCTATCAAAATAATTTACTTGTCCAGTTATAGATTCATATAACTTAGTAGTTCTTTTTCTATCTCCTCTAGATAATCCTCTACCTCCTCTGGCTTCTCTTAGCTCTCTATCCATTGGGTCTAACCATCTAGTAGCAAATTGATTTGCATTAGATTTTGTACTAAATCCCGGCATTAAAAAACTTTTCTTATGCTGTATAGTATTAGCAGCATTCATGTAGTAAGTTACCACAGTGTTTAAATCATTGGTTAAAAACTTTTCAAAAGCGTTATCGTTTAAATCTTGAAATGCTCTTGACTGTGTTAATAAAATAGAATGTGAAGAAAACAACTCATTGTTCTTATTAAGCATATCATTAATAAGATCAGAAGCATCGGCTTTATCTTTAACAACGTTTTGACTAATTAATAAAGCTGCAAAACTTTCTCTGTTTTCTTCAATTGCTTTTCTGTCCCAGCTTCTTGTAAAATAATTTGGAAGTTTTCTTTCTTCTTTTATAAGACCTGCTTCGATAGCATCATCAAATATTTTATTAAAAAACCCTCTTAAGTCTTTTGCAACTTGTTGAACATCTTCGCTATATCCTTCAGGCTTATCCCCTCTTAAAATTCTAATAACACCTAACTCATCTGCTTCTTTAAATGCACCAGCTTTACGTAGTGGGGCGGTAGCTTCGTCAAATACGCTATGATATTCACCTCTAAGATTTTCTAGTAGTTCACCGTGTCCTAATGCTACACGTTCTCTTGTTAAACCACCAAAGCCACGATTAAAATCTTCTCTCATTAAATTACCAAGCTCTCTAGTAATAGGAGAAAATTTTGCTTTTGTATCTAGTATAGATGTAGCTGAACCAATTGTATTTGCTTTTACAATGTCTCCAACTTCTAAAGTTTTTGAAACTTTATCTTGGAAACTTCCCGGCTCAAGTGTTAAATAACCATCTTCTGAATAAAGTCTATTCATTTTACTATAGAAAAGATTACCTTTTTGTAAAGCTCCACCAAGTAATCCACCCGTTAAAGTTCCTAACGCAGCAGTACCGGCTAACTCTGGTGTAGAATATAGTTTTCTTATACCAGTATTTAGTTCAGTTGTTTGTCTAAAGTGATTGTCTAGTCCTGTCCATGCTCCTACTTCTGCACCTGTGACTAGGGCTGCTTTCTTGACAGCTTCTTTACCTTCTTTTTTAAGTTGACCTGCTATAATACTTTTAGGAATGGTAGGACCTACAAAGTTTTTAGCAACTTGTAATCCTGCTGTTGCCAGTCCTTGTCGTGCAGCTAAAGATGTTCCACCTGTTACAGGAGTAAGTAATGCTGCTGTTATAGCAGTAGGGTCAGTTGTAATATCAATAGCCGCATCTTTAACTAAACCAAAGAATTGTTTCATGCTTCCTAAATCAGCGTTATCAAATTCTTTTCGTAGATAATTATAATCTTGTTTTTGTTGATCTGTAAAATTACCACTTTGTGCGGCTCGTCTCATACCAGAGTATAGATTAAAATCAGAGTCTCTTAAATATTCAAACACATCATCAGAGTTTTCACCTACAGATTGTAAAAATCTTTCAGAGACTTCTAAAAACTGTTCATCTTTTTCTAACTCGTCTAAAGTTTTTTTACGACCAGCATAACCTGAACCAATTGTCAAATTATTTCTTAATGAAGGAAGTGTTGTTTTTAAAAGACCTGTTCCTGTTAAAGAAGTTAGTGCCATTATTTATCCTTCAATATTATATTTTGAACCACGAGTTAATCCTCTGGTATTTACAACACCTCTTGGATTTTCAATCCTATATCTATCCCACCATGAATCAGGAATTTCTTCAAAATCTCCTCCCTTAGTGGATGCCATTAGTATTGGTCCAGAATATTCTCTTTTATCAAGTTCATTTTCAATTCTATTTCTTAATTGTACACGAACTTTATCTTTAGCAAACAAATCACTTATTCCCGGCAAAGGAGTTAGTCCTGATGTTTTCCTGCTATCTAAAGAAATATCTGAAGGTAATCCTAACTTAACCGGTAATTGACTGTTACGTCCTACATTTACCGGCATAGTATTTAATCTTAATGTTAAAAGCTGTCCATTAGATAAACTATTTAAGTCCATCTTAGCTACAATTTTATCAGCATTTTTTAAATAGTAACCGCCATCTAAAGGCATAGCATTAAAATCAACATCACTTAAAGAAGGTTGTAAAGTTGTAAGATTTGAACCTCTATAAATATCACCAGATGTAATATCTTCTTCATTTAAATTTAACTGTCCAGAATCTAAAAAAATATCGTTAATTTTGTTACGAAGTTCTTCTCTTTCATCTAAATCTAACTCAAGTTTGTTATTAAGGTTGTCAACAAAATCTATATATCTATTTCTTAATGCTACAATATCGTCTTTTCTATTAGCGTTTACTAATTCAGTAATCATTTTTGGAGTATCTTTTAATATAGACTCATCAAATCTTGTGCTTCTATCTGTTATTCGTAAGTCTATTAAATCTGCTTCTGTCATTCTAGTTGACATTTCATTTTGACTTACAAATGATATAACAGCAGTTTGAAATTGAATAGGATCATATTTTTTATCCCAGCCTTTATTATTTCTTGTAAAATAATTTTCTGCTACCGAAGCATATGTACCTATATTTGCTTGATGAGTACCATCTGCTAACGCAGCTTTATTTGCTCTTTTGTCTTGCTCTAATATACCACGATACACTTCAATATAAATTTGTTTTTGTTGTGGTGTAGGTTGAAGAGATTTGTTTTTGTCAAATATATCTTTATATGTTATTCCAAGACCGTCTGCTGCTTTAGACTGATTATTATTTACATAAGCATCTTGAAGTTTAAATAATCTTGAAGGGTCTTCTTCAATATGTGCTTTTCTTTCTGCTGGTGAGTAGTTTTCAAACAATTTAATAAGATTTCTACCAGCATTTTCTTTCATTTTATCTCGTGTTTGATATTCTATAGGACTAAATTGATTGTTTACAACGTCCATATAAGATTTAGTAATAACTTCTTCTGCGGTTAGGTTGGGATTTTCTTGAAAATTTACACTAATAACTTCATGAAAAAATCCATCTTTTAAACCTACATACTCTGGAATTCCTTTAACAGCTTCTCTTAGAGTTGGAGTGCCTGTAAAGAAAAGTTTACTCATATTAATATCTTTATTTCTAAATTCTAAAGGAGTATATAAACCTTCTACAACTTGTTGTTTTTCAATACTGTCTCTAAAAGTTTTTCTATCTCTTTTTGCATCTTTTAAATCTGACTTTAACTTTAACAAAGTTTCATTAGTTGTAACTAATTCTCCATCTTCTCTTTTAGTTTTAAAAATTCTATTCCAAAGATTTCTTACAAGTCCTTTTTTAGTTGGGTCGTCTTCCACAAGTCTTAACGCAGCATAATACTCTTCTATTGCTTGTTCATTAAATTTTGAAAATGTTCGTGTAGTTGCTCTGGGGTCAACTTCTAAACGTTCCATTTCTCTTTGTATTCTTTCTCTTTCGTCATTAAATGCTTTGTACATAGAATTTCTAAGAATTTCTGGCTGTTCATCTACTTCGGACCACGTAACTCGTGCTTCTAAAGCTTCATCAGTATTATTAATTGTTTTAGCAGCTTCTTCATTTAAAAATCCTTTTTTGTTTTCTAAATATCTTTTTAGTCTTGCTCTTTCATCTTGAAAAGAATCAAACTCAGATTGATTACTTTTAAAAATATTAGCATATTCTTCTTTAACATCGTTAGCTCCATCTATAACACCTTGTTTAAGATTAGCACCAACTCCCTTTAAACCATCTGCAATTACTTTTAATCCTATTCCTTTGTATACATCTTTTTTATAATCGTCACCAGTACTAGATAACAAACTTCTGGCTACTTTACCATAAGTTTCTGACATAGGTTTGAATGGACTTTCTTTTATATTTGCCATTAGCTTTCTCCTTGACTTAATAAACTTCTAATTTCTGGACCTTGTTCTTTAACTTTGTCTAGAATATTTTGAGGTACAACACCACTTTTAATTTTTTCAGGTTCTATTTTTTGTTTTATAGTTCCGTTTTTTATATCTTCAAACACACTTCTAAATTCATTTACTTGTTGGCTAAACTCTTCTTCGTAATCTTCATCATCTAATTCATCTAAGTCGTTGCTGTCTTCAATGTTATATTTAATATTAGCTTCTTCACCAATTGCCATAATAATATACATAATAGGTTCTGCTAACAACATTAAAACATCAGGGTTAAATTTACCCTCTGTAAATTTTGCATACAATGAAACCATTGCAATGTCTGCAACGGGTGCACCATTGGCTAAAGCCTGTACAATATTTTTCATTGCTTCTGGTTGAAATATTAAACCAACCATATAATCTAATGCATGTTTAGGGTTAGCAAACTCTGGAGGTCTTTCCCAAGGATAAGGTTGTTCAGGATCATTCACTAAACTTTGTCCGGGAATTGCAGCACCTTGTGAAGATAAAGCTACAATTTCATCTAAGGCTTCTTGATTAAATCTAGATTCTCCTCTTAGTTTTGGTCCAGTATCCGGAGCCATTTCATCAATGGTAAATCCAGCATCTAAACCGTCTACAACAATTTGTCCAGCAGCATCACTAATGCTGTCTGAAATAATTGGTCTTGGACTTCTGTTAGGTTTTGCCATGTTTTTCTACTCCTATATTGCTAAAGTTTCTTGTTGAAACAGTGGCATGTTACCTGCTTGTGCAGTGTTACTAAATGTAAAATGTTTTGAGTAATCATCTGGATTAATATTTAATTCATTACTATATACATAAATTGGGTCTTTTCTTGAAGCTCCCTCTTCTCCTTGACCCCCTCCTTCTCTTCCTCTTGGGTCTCCTGCCATTAATGAATTTGCATAAACTCCAAACATAGTACTAGCTGCTGAACCTGCAGCACCTGATAAAAATGCGGTTGTATTAGGATATCTTTGTGCTAGGCTTAATTTTTCTGCTGCAGATGCTGTAGCTTCAACAGGTGGAACGCCTAGTGCACTTGGAACTGTTTGTGCTAATTGTTGTGCTGGTATTCCAGTAGAATAAGAAGCACTTGGTAAAGTTGAAGGAATATTTAAACCACCTGCTGTAGTTGTACCTGAACCTGCATTAAAAGCAGCCTGTGTACTAGATGCTAATTGAGATTCAACCGTAGTTGAAGGCATTTCAAAAGCACTTATTTGTGCCTGTGCAACTTCTGCAGGATTTAACCCTTCTAAAATTTGATCTTGAGTTAAAGGAGTTGCTGCTGTTGTTGTAGTTTGTCCAGCTATAGCTGCTCGTTGAGCAGCATTAGTTCTAGTTGCTTCAGTTGTAAGACCTGTAAAGTCTGTAATAGCAGCAGCAGCATTCCCGGCAGCAGCACCTACAGTAGCAAAAGGAGTTGCAATAAATTTAGCTGCTGTTCCTGCTGCTCTAGCTACCGCAGTAGATGTACCAAATAAAGTACCACCTGTAACTGCTTGACTAGCATTCATCATCCATCCAG